CCGATTTGGGCGCGTGGTTCGAGGAAGTTTTGTCCCGCGAGGATGTCTTCTGGTGCAAATTCACCGAAATCTTCCTGGGAAGCAACTTCTCTTGGGAGGAGGGACGAAGCGAGACCGCTACCCGACTTCATTTCGCAAGAAGCCGAAGTATCCGCAATAGCACCCGCAGATGGGGATGGACCAGATGGGCCGTCACCCAATGGCGCGTACATGCGCTCTTCGACCGAGTAAGTGGATCCGGAACTCATGTTAGTGAAAATATAGTAGATGGCAAGTGCGACAGCAAGTGTAATTATTATTTGTCTTGGGGTAATTTTTTTGCTCATCAACTTCATAATGTCTTTTATATATAGTAAATACTTTTTTTTATTTCGAATCTGGATTTTCAAACATACATCCGTCTGGGTATGCTTCAATTTCTGGGGTTTCTGTTTCCGGTTCTTTTTCTTCATCGTGAATTTTCACCTGAACAATATTCCAAGATGGACCAAATGCTTTTTTTGCAAACCAAAGTCCTGAGAATTCGACAAAAACGGAACACGTGATACCCGGTGAAAGTGTCTCAAAGTCAACTTCTTCATTTTTAGAGTTAAAAATTCGAGTCGCTTGGATCCTGTCAGTGGATAAGCTTTCTTCCTTCGTATAAGCGTTTGTAAGGGTTTTTTCTGATAATTCTTTACCAAACCACTCCTTTGCATTTTCGACCGCGGACTGGATATTAGATGCGTGTACCGTTTCGATTTTCGCCTGATTTTCTTCACCTGTAATTTCGAGTGATACTTCTGCGTTATCATCGACATCCAAAACTTTTACGTTTGGTAATTGGATAAAACATCTCTTTTTTTCGTCCGTGTATGCCCTGACATGTCGCATGCCATCTTCTGCTGCTGTTGGTGTATTGTAAATCATTTTTATATATTATTTTGGTATCAATTCTTTAAACCAATAAATGGTATCATTGCTGATTTTTGTAAAACTGGTTTTGGAACCCATTGGTCTCTTATTGGTTTGAAACCATAAAGAGTTTCCTCCATATTAACATTTCGTATTTTAGATGGCATTGGTTTTGGTTTAACGGGTCTAAAATTCATTTCATTTTTTACATACGAATTATTAGAACTTGTTTTCCATGCCATTTTTTCGAGGTTGAATACTTGATTAGATTGTGTTCTTAAATAATTAGGCGGTGTTTTCATTTGATTATGGTTTGATTTTAACCCGTAAAATATATCCTTACTGAGTTTTTGTTTGGACGGTGTTGTTGTTGAGAGTTTGTACTTTTGTGGATTTACATTTGCTGCCTTTTTCATTACACTTGGTCCCACCTTTGTATACGTTCGGAACGTGTGTGCGGGTTTACCAAGTTTAATACCAAGTTTCTTTGCAATTGTATCGATTGAATCTGTACTTAAAATCCTTTTTTTAGTCATTGATCTACCTAAAGCAATCATACGTTTTCTATCCTTTTCGACTTTACCCGTTCTGAGACCCATTTTCTGCATCATGAATATGTCTTTTATAAGGTATAATTTTGTAGGTACAGTTAAGTACTTATATTTTATTATAGATGACTTATTTCTGTTTACATTAAAATAGTTCATTTCCGTCCCACTGAGTCTTGTATTTATTTTAGCAACGTCGTAACCGAGTTGTTTTGGTCGCATAAATGCAATATCGAGAATACCACCGAAATTATGGTCCTGTAATTTCCCTGTTTTGATATCATAAATACGAAATTTCATATCCAGGGTGAATAATTCAACGTCTATGAGTACATTAGAAGCCCCCTTTACATTTTTACGTTTAGGCATTAACGAGTATCTTCGTGTAACGTGGTACCCTTTTGACTTTTTACCTGTAGCGTGTGTTAATCCGATATATCTTGCAACTCTATAAGCCCAATTCGTTCTAAATGCCGCATTATTCATGTTATATTTTTTAATGTCGTTATTTGTAAAATATTGTTCAGTTTCTCGAAGAACTGTTTGTATAATTTTATAATTATCACGCGATGCTATTTCACCAAGTTTATTCCAAAGTAAAAGTTTAACGGCTTGTAATTTACCGAAATATTTACTGTCTGCTTTCATTTTTGGTACAAATTTAGTATCTATATCTGACGTTATAACTTTATCGTTGGGTTCTAAATAGAAATTAACGGCCTCACCCCCGCTCAAAACCAAATCACCCATGGGTTTTAAAAATTTTGTTAAATCGTCTATTATATCGTGTAATAATGGACGTATCGATTCTGTGACGAGTACTTTAGCAGCTTCTTCGAAAGATTCTTTTTTATAGAGCCTGTTTACTCTAGTTCTAAATTTTTTTATGTTATCCTGACTATATACCGAAATATACTTGTATAAAGCCTTATCCCCAAAACACACTTTCTTTTTTACCCATTGTTCTAAGGTTTTATCTGTATAATCGTTAAACAATAAATAGAAATTTTTAGGTAATTTTTTCACCAGTTTTGGTTTGGTATTTACCATTATTATATTGTCTATATAATAATATGGATTGTCAGAGTGACGAAAATACATGTGATGAAATATTTGGCGAATGTAGGTGTTATGCGAGTACCAAAGATTCAAACCCATACGCGAATCAGGTTTGTGGTATTCGAAAAAATGGGATACTATTACCCTGTAAATCAGGCTGCTGTGCTGGTGGGTGCCCTGGACAATGCAAAAATGTTAGACCGCGTCAACCATATGCTTTTGCATACATAGAACCAAACGCAAGACTTGATAATACTTTTAAATACATGTTTTTGATTGCTATAATTTTAACAATAATAAGTACAGTCTTAGTGATTAAAAAAAGTACTTAAAGATATTGGTTTAAAATCATATATAAAATGTCTATCGAAACTGTCCTTACCGAAATTGCCGCTCTCAGATCTGAAGTTAAATCGCTCTCTAAAATATGTAGAAAAATTAAATCTAAACAAGATGACCCGACTGGGGAAAAGGCAGCTTCTCGCGCTAAGAATAATGGTTTTAACCGCGAACAAGCTGTTTCCGAAAAACTTAGAAAGTTTCTCGGGTTGAAAGAAGGTGATCTTGTTTCTAGAAGTACGGTTACTCGAGCTATCAATACCTATGTAACTGCGAATGGTTTGAAGCACCCAGAAAATGGTCGAATTCTTGTACTCGATGCAAAGTTGAAGGATCTTCTTCAACCACCCGCCGATGTTGAAATTACTTTTTTGAATTTACAAAAGTATTTGAGTCCACATTACACAAAAGTTGAACAAAAATAAGCTAAGTTAGTAAATTAACTTAAAAAAAATATACATATAATATAATAAAAACATGATTATCGATAGAGATTCTATCGAAAACCTTGTTGGTACAAAAATATCTAAGATAGATTTGTACCAAAAAGCATTTACACATAAATCTGCATTAAAAGAGAACGAGTCTTTACAGGGTTCTTTTGAAACACTTGAGTTTATAGGTGACTCTGTATTAGGCTTTGTTATAACAAAATTTTTATTCGATAAATACGAAAATAAACAGGAAGGTTTCCTCACAAAAGCGCGTACAAAACTTGTTCGTGGTGAAACACTGGCTAATATAGCTACTAAACTTGAACTTTATAAATGGGTTCAGATGGATGAAAAGGGTATGCGTAATAACTGGTTTAAAAACCCTAAGATACTTGAAGATGTATTTGAATCCCTTGTCGGTGCTATATATATGGATCTTGGTTTACTTCATGCCAAACAGTTTATATTAAAAATATACAACAATCCAGAAATGGTTGATATGAATTGTATAATGATCGACGATAACTTCAAAGATCATCTCATGAGATATTGTCAAACAAACAATCTCAGTTTACCTGAATATAGGGTTATACATCATGATAATGGCATGTTTTACATAGATGTTTATGTTGATAACATGTTTTTAGGTAGAGGTTGTGCTAAAAATAAAAAACAAGCGGAACAGTTAGCCGCTAGATACTTCTTTTATCCTCCTCATCTTATGAATCAATAAAAATACTTAAACAATAAGATGTATAACTATTTATAAAATATATAATGATAAAAACGTGTTTAGTTATTGCCGGTGGTATAGTTGGTATTTGTATTAGTGTTAAACTGTTATTTAGGTGGGATAGAATTGATGATGAAAAACCACAAAAAATAACTTGTGACGAATCTTCGAGTGAAGAATCAGTTTATATCGAAGGTGAAGCATCATCCAGAAGTGGTCATACTATAAAAACGACGTATAAACGTAAACTTATGAAATTATCACATATGAAAAAACAGGATCTTATTGATGAATGTATACGTAGGAACATCGCATCTGTTGGTACAGTACGTGTTTTACGCGAACGATTACGTATTGCACGCGAAGAGGAAAAGGCTTAAAAATTATGGTACTAAATAATTTAGTATGCACCCGAATGTTAAAAAATGGTTAGAATTTGAATATGCACCACAGAAATCACAGGAATGGTTGGATCTTAGAATGGGTATGCTTACAGCGAGTGATGCAGCATCTGCTATAGGTGTGAATAAATATGAAACACCGTATCAACTTTTATTAAGAAAGTGTGGTAAAGGTCCAGTTTTTACAGGTAATGAAGCAACGAGACATGGAGAAAAATACGAAGACGAGGCGCGTATAATTTATGAAGAAAGACATAACGAGGTAGTACACGAATTGGGTTTGTG